CCCCGCCGAAAACCCGGACACCACTGTCATCTGTGATCACGACCGGCTGACCCTTTTGGTAGTGGCCAGTACCCAGCTCATCTTTGACGACAAAGGAGCAGGTAGACCGCTCACCAATCGCGTCATCGATTTGCAGGGAGCCACTCTGTATCCCTACGGCACTGCCGCCGATGGTTATTTGCATCGGTCATCATCCCTTTCAAACTAAAGGAAGGGGAATGCTCGAGGCAGCTTCCCCTTCCTTAGTTCTCTATGTTTAAGAAGCGCGCTCCCGCTATCGCCCCACTTTGGCGATAGGGGTGACGTCTAGCTCTCTCTTTTGTCTCCCCTTGCTATCTCTTAGAACCGCACTCCAGTCTTCAGCCTGATTTCTCTCACCAATTGTTCCGCGATGTCCTTGACGCCAACGCTACCGTGAACATGCATGGTGACGTTGATCCCACCAACACCTGCGCCCGCACCGCGGAGCGGCAGCACTGCTTCCGGCCCTGCCTCGCCCAGCAGCGCGAGGGTGGGGCGGGTGACGATGCCGCCTGAGGCCATTGGTTTGAAGCCACTGACAGCCCTGTTGACAGGTGGTGGGCTTGCTGGCACAGGACTGGTCGCCAGAGCCTCCGAAAGGCCGGTTAGGCCAGCAGTTCTGACGGCCTTCTCCGCGGCTGAAACCTCCTTAGCCGCCGCCTTCGCAGAACTCTTAATGCTGTCCAAGGTGCTTTTGAGACCGTCGATCTCTGTGATGATACCGTGGATTTCTCTTCTGATGCTCTCGGATATCTCGCCCCATTTCGCAGCGGCGGTGGCCCCGATAGCCTCCCAAATCTTCGGTAGATCCTTGTCCCTCATCGTCTCCCATATCGCCAGGAGATCTGCTCTGATGCCCTCCCAGTACGTTGTCAGCCATTCTCCAACCGGGGTTACGGCTTTCTCAAGGGCTTTCCTGATACCTTTCCAGGTCTCAGGCAGATCCTCATCCCGTAGGGTCTCCCATATTGCCAGTAGTTCTGTTTTGATACCCTCCCAGTAGATTATTAGCCATTCTCCAATCGGGGTTACCGCGCTGTCAAGGGCTGTTAGGCCCTCATCACCGGTGTAACCACTGGGGTTTGTAAGCCCCATCAACTCTCCATATGGGGTCACGGTGCTTCCAAGAACTGTCTCACCAGAAACCCCGAAGCCGTATCCGAGTCCGATGCCAGCGGGGTAAGTTGCGGTATCTCCATAGCCCCAAAACGCAGCTGTTTCACCAAAAGGTACGGTGTTCTCACCCTGTTCGTTTCCGGGCATTCCTTCCTTGGGCTCCGATGGCTTCGAATTCTGTATCATACTTCTCCATGCTTCTCCCAGCAGATCCCAGATGAAGTCCATCACTTTGTCAGAGAGCCAAGTCGCGAGCGCTGCTACGGCAGCGGCCGTTACCATGGACGCCTCAACCGGGAATGCTGCCACAACAGCAATGATACCTGCAATAGCCCCCAATGCGCCTAGTATGTCGAGCGCAGTCAACGAGTTTCCCGGATTTCCGTGACCTGGTGTGAATTGATCAGCAATATACTCTAGATCGTCTTTAAGCTGCGTGATTGAATCCCCCAGATTAGTGACAGCCTTTTCCAGTGACCTGATTGTCCCTTCTAGGTTGTCAATCGTCGTTATTAACTTCTCTGTCTGAAGGATAGTGACCATAGTACCTACTGTAGCCACATCTACCCCTCCCTTTCAAAATATGCTATACTCGGTTATGAGGAGGTGAGCCGAGAGTGATCCACGCTTCCATTACTCCAAGTTCAGCGGGCGCCGCTACTTTAACTGGGCTCGTTTGGCTCCTTTTGTTGTACTTCTTACTCAAGATAGCTTTTCGGCGCCCATTGGACGGCTGGTCATTGGACGATCAGGTGATGAAGTACAGGGGCCCCAATGGAGAATCCGGAACAGTGCCCAGATCCTCAATAAAGACTGTAGTCCTTGAAGGTCATGGCTGGAGCCAATCTGTTCTGAAGATCATCGGCGAAGGCAACCTTCTTGCCGCAATTACCTTGCCAAATTCGTGGGCAACGAAAGCCCACCGTTGGCTACTCGACAACATTCCCCTTCATTCCGAAACACATCATACTGGTGAACAGGCGAATGCGCGTAAGTCCGAGAGCACGTATAGGACTGGGGGATCTCTGTCATCCTGTGCATTCAAATTAGACGATGACATGCTAATCTCCACTGCTATCGGTCGATTCGCGGTAATCCCCAGATCCTCAATTGAGGGTTTACGGGTTGAAGCCAAGAGTCCCGGCAAATCCGTCCTGAAGCTCATTGGCCATGGCGTTGACCTGGCTAGCTTCGACTTGCCACACGACCAAGCCGAGAAGACCCGCGATTGGCTCATTGAACAGCTAGGTCTCTAGCGCCGCACCCTCGCCTTCATTTCGGCTCGTTTGTGCGCTGCCTCGGTTTCTTTTGCCTCTGCAGCGTAGAAGGCCGCCCATTCTCCGAGTTCCCTCGTGGATAGGCGGCGTTCCAACTCCGCGACGGGCATTTTCAGGTCCCGGGCGAGGCGGAAGGTGAATAGCCGCTCCGCCTCTTCCGGGTGACCAGAAGGATCTTTATACCCCAGGACGAAAGGATTTGAGGGCCTCTCGTTGAGCCTCCTCCGTTAGTCCCGAAAGCCCCATGATCTCGCGTAGGATCCTATCAACGGCGGCCGCCGATTTGTTTCGGAGCGCCTCCGCCTGCTCCTCATCGATCTTCGGGTCAACCAGGCAGTGGGCCACCATCAGCATCTCCAGCTTGTCTGGATCGATTGCCCCGTTTGTGGTGGCCGTGCGGCGCAGCCTTTGCTGCGCCGCCTTGGTCAGTCCCTGGATCGTGACTGCTCCGCCCCATTCCGGTACCTCGACAGTCTTCTGTTCAAGGTCGGGGGCAGCCAGGATCTCATCAATAGACAGGATGGCACCTTCGGGCATTAGTAGGTCCCCCTCGTTACCGCCCCGGTCACCTGCAGCTCCGCTGAGAAGGTCCCGGCACCGTCAACGCCGGTGGAAGGCTCGTAGCTCGTGCAGATGCACTCGCCGGTATACTTAACATTGCCAGTGGTACTCCCCTGGGGCCCATACTCGAAGCTCTTCTGAGCGCCAAGGGCTGCTTCCAGGATGGCATCCACCGTCGGGTCGTAGATACCCTCGATGCTGATGGTGCCGTCCTTCAGACCCGGAATGTAGCCCTTGTTGGTGTCCTGAAGGGTGGTGGTATCTACTGTATCCGCACTCTTTGACATTGACGCGCTGGTTAAATAAGCGCTGACATCTGTCAGCACGTCGCTCGCGTCATCAAGCTTAAATACCGCTTTAGAACCATGGGTAAAAGGCATTACTCCATTCCTCCTCTAGTTACGCCCGAAGGCGACAGTAAATGTGGCCGCGGGGTTCGTTCCGCCAAGAGTCCAGATGGCCCGGACATGCTGGTCAACACTGCCGGTCACTGTCTTTCGTTCTGCCTGATGGGCAGCGCTAACCTGAGTAAACGCTATCAAGTCTGTCCAGGTGGTGCCGTCGGGTGAGTGCTGAACGGTGACGTCCAGGGTGGGACTGGTGCCCGAGATCGCGGTCACCTGCAGAACAGCCACTGCTCCATCACTGGAAGCGGCTCCGTTGTCGATGGTCGTGCCGTTGGTGCCAGCCGTCTCCTGTGACAATGGGTGAAGCGATTTCACCCGCTCCCGACCGATCCTGCTCTGAGCCTCTACGGTGATGGCAGCCAGGTCCTCTACCGGCGTACTAACTTCGTATGCGGTGGCGATTGCATCAAACCCATAACCGTCGCTTCCAACTGCTGATTCCCCTTGGGGAAACCAGAGCCACAGACTGCTCGAGGAACCCAGGGCTGCCGCCACCGTCTCGTCAACAGCACCTGTGTCGCCATCGAAGAGACCTTCTGCCGAGAGGCTTCCGTCCTTGAGGCCGGGTACATACTCCTTCTCTCTCTTGCTAAACACCGTCGCCTCAAGCACGTCGGCCTGACCCCCGCTGCTGAAGCTCTTCAGGTAACCGGTAAGGTCATAGCCATTTACGTAAACTCTAGCTCTTGAACCATGTGCAAAAGGCAAGATTTCACCCCCTTCTGTCCTGTCGTATCAAGTGACTGTGGGTAGGGCAAAGGTGAGCTGACTACCCCTGTGATTGTCAAAGTCAGGTGCAGGGAGTTAGAGATGATAGATGACTGCCTCCACCGCCACTTGAAAATCGGTGTAATCCGGATCATTCACGTCTTCTTCCTTCACCACACTGGTGTCAAGCACTTCCACACCCCCAGCACCGCCCATGGTGCCAGTGTAGCCCTGAAGAGACGCCTGGATCGCCTTGGCGACGTCTTTGGCGTCGTCATAGCTAGACCCCCAACCGGAGATCTGAAACTTGGCTTCAATGTAGCGGGGGTTCCCGCCCCCACCAAGGGCCCTGTGCCCAGTGCGTTCCATCTTGCGGTAGCTGACGGCTGGCAGGGTTGGACTTGCCGGGAGCTTCAATCCATAAACCCGGGCCCCCACCAGGGTCGATACCCCGGAGTCAGATTTCAGGTGGCTGTCCAGGGCTTCCTCAATTGTCATTGTGTCATCACCTCCCCCCAAGGGGTCCTCTTGCGAAGCTCATCCTTGGCCGCTGTTTCAGCCACTGCAAAAGAAAAGCCGCCCGGCCTGGGGCGGCACTTCAGTCACCAACTCTCCTTTTGTCCTCTACTTCTATTGTAGCATGCATCACCAAGCCCCATCTTCGCAATGGGTCCATCAGTAGCTATGACATCCCTTGGGCCTTGACACCGATGCCCTCCCTGAATATCATCTCCTTGATACGCCAAAACAGGGGCACCCAGGCTTCGTATTCATCCCCCAAGTACTCTGCTATGGCCTTCAGGGCCTCACTCCGCAACCTTAACAGCAGACGGCGGTCAACTGAAAGCTCCTTCATGACCTCCCTTATAGATAGGCCCTTAGTGTATAGACAGAAGATTACCTCCTGGTGTTCCAAGGACAGTGGTCTCAAGGCCAGCTGAACATCGCATTTCATGTGGAGCAGATCGTCTGGCCGGCACCGAGAGTTGAAGCACTCAGCGTAGCGCCTTAGAAGCCAGTGCGCAGCACTGGGAGTCATGACCTCCCACCCCCTAAGCGGGGCCGTTCCGTCATCAGGCGCGCGTATTCCTTGTGCCTCTGCTCCTCCTGCTCCAAGGCAATCCTGTGAAAGACGTACTCAAGGGAGCCGTGCTGCTGGCACACGCGACAGAACACCGTGCAATCCTCTACGTTAACCACCAACACATTCTGCTTCTGGCAGAAAGGACAATCCACTCCAACCGTTCGTACCTGACCAACGTGTTCATTTACCGCCTCTATAATCTCGAGGTATTGCAGCTTAACCACTCATGCCACCCCCGCGTGCAATGAGTGAAGGCCGGCCCCAGACCCCTACATGGGATCTAGATGCCGGCCCCCGGTTCCAACGGTAGCCGCTCCAAGCTCTAGGACCTCTCCAACTATCCCCCCTTTATTCGCCGTTTCATAGATGACAGGCCTACTAAGACAGCTTTCCATATCTCATTCTCCGTTTTCGATCCATCAGGAGTTCTAACGCAGTGAATCAAAAAAGCCGCCCGGCCAGGAGCGGCTTTTCCATCCTTTACTTAAATTATACCACCCGCCACCATATGCCAGTCCAAACTAGGGCACCCAGGCTTCATATTCGTCTCCTAAATGCTCTGCTATGGCCGCCAAAGCCTCATTGCGTAGTTTCATAAGCAGACGACGCCCCACTGAAAGCTCCTCCATGGTCTCCCTTAGGGGTAGCCCCTCAATGTACAGATGGTGGATGGCCTTCTCGTGTTTTCGAGACAGCGGCTTCAGGGCCATCTGGACGTCACACTTCATAAGCAAGAGATCATCTGGGCGGGTCCGGGTCTCAAAACGATCTGCGTAGCACCTTAGAAGCCAATGAGTAGTACGGGGCCTCATGGGATGCTGCTCCTTGAGCTCTCGGCAGACCTCCGCCGGTAAGCCCCATGTAATCCAGTCCACCCCCTGTCCATCTCAGACACTGTCTTCCGCCCTAGACGGTCAACAACGCTTACCAGCCCCTCACCACACCCTCTCCCTCTTAAATCGGGTTTTTCTCCAGTTTGTTGGAGAGGAATGAGTCTACTGGAAGCTGAGCCTTTCCGGGACAGGCGGACCAGGGAACCCAAGCACTGAAAGGGACAGCCCTGGCGGCTGTCCCTCTTTCGTGCTCTATTAGTTCTCAGGCTTCAGCTGATCACGTGTCTTATCGATTCCCTGCTGTCAAAGTGGAACCAAGGGCTTGCGCCCACTCCTTGATGGCCTCCCACTGGCGGAAATCACCCTCGGAGGCCTTGACGCCCTTGGCGATGAGCCTGGCGGCCAAGGAGAGCTTCTTATAGTCCATCAGGCCGGCAAAGAGCCCGACACTGACCGGGCTAATCTCCGGGAACTTCTCCCGCACCGGGTCAAGGTAAGACTTAACGGTGGCGCGGTTTTCACTTGTTGGGTCCTTCATTGTGAGGCACACCACAAAGAGGGCCACGGGAACTGCCCTCAGCCTGTCCCGGTGCTTCTCGATGAAGTTGATAGTACCGGGATGGAGCCTTCCGTAACGGACGGCGCTGCCCAGAACCACGGCCCCGTACTGGCTCAGATCCTCAACCTGCTTCATCGGCAATACGTCGATGGACAGGTTCCCGTCTTCG